CACGTTGAGGATTTAAATCCCCTACGTCTACATTAAAAACCCGTCTTGAAATTGAACGGCTAAATCTCATAGGAATAAGCATGTCTTCTACAGTTTTAAGTTGATTTGCTGGTTTTATTGCTGTATATAACTCACTCAAAATCAACTTTTCAGATCCCATACGGTTTTTCTTAAAGCTAGGTTCTATGTAAATCCCACTATCTATTTTAAATACTTCATCTATTTTAAATCTTATTTTAGACTTTGATTGAGAAACAAATCCAGTGAATTGATCTGTTTCTTCTATCATATAAAGCCATTCATTATTTGCTTTGTCGAAATATAAATCTAAAGGAGACAAAATATTTAATTTTACTATTCCTTTAGATAAATCCGAATTATCATAGATTGTTTGAATATTTAATTGTCCATCTATAAACCATTGAGATATTAAATTATAAGCATTAGAATCGAAACGTAACAATCTGGACATTTCTTCAAATGCATCAGTAATCATTTTTTTAGTACCTTCTGTCATTTTAGCGTCAGAAAAATTAATTTTAACTAATGATTCATTTCCTGTAGTAAATACAATTTCATTCATTATTTCAGAAACAGCTGCGGAAACGTCTGGATGTGTAACAATATCTCTAAACGTTTCAATATATCTGCGTTGTTCTGCCAAAGCAGACATCATTAAATCTTGATTAGATCTATCATAATTTTTATCATCTCCATCAAAAAATCCTATAGTTGGAGATATTTCGGCTGTAAAATTTTTGCTAAATGTTTGTGATATTACTAATGGGTCCGTATCATAATCAGTTAAACTCTTTTGATCTTCAGGTTTAGGTATAAAGGTTTTCTTCAACGATTCGTAGAGAGTTCCCATCTTTTATCCTTTTTATAAATATAATGTTTCATTTATTTATAAAGGAGTTTTATGAGATTAAAAGACATTGATAAACTGATAACATCATTAGAATTACCCAAAGATCATGAAGGTTATTATTTAGATGCTTTTGGAAATAGAATTTCATTTAATGGCGTTAGAACATTAAAACCATCATTTACACAATTACAATTAACTCAGCCGCATATTGAAGAAATAATAAAATGTGCTAATAGTTATCAATATTTTAGAGCTAACTATTGTATAATTTTAACTAAAAAAGGTTATGATAGACCAGAGCCACGTGAATATCAAAGAAGATTAGAAGTCGATTTGTTAAATTCAAAGCGTAATATAGTCTTGTTTGGTAGACAATCTGGGAAAACAGTTACTATTGCCACTTACCTTCTATGGAAAGCGTTATTTTCAAAAGATATGACTATAGGAATAGCTGCAAACAAACAAGGTATGGCTGTAGAAGTTTTGGATAAAATAAAAAATATTTTTATCAATTTACCTATTTGGCTTATGGCTGGAGTAACAACATGGAATAAGAAAACTATTGAATTTGAAAATGGCGTAAGGATTTTAACCAGTGCGACAAATGGGGATTCATTTCGTGGTTTCTCATTAGGAATGTTATACATAGATGAAACAGCGTTTATTAGACCGACCATATGGAAAGAATTTGAAGACTCCGTATTCCCTACTGTAGAGGCTATTGAAAACTCACAGATAATCATTTCTAGTACACCTAAAGGTATGAACCACTTCTATGACTTAGTTCAAGGAAGCCGATTAAATGTTAATGGATATACATTAACAGAAATGGAATGGAATGAAGTACCTGGTAGAGACGAAACGTGGCGTAAAAATATTATAGCAGATAAAGGACTAACATTTTTTGAGCAAAATTATGGTTGTAAATTTAGTGGATCTGCGGATACATTAGTTTCTCATCAATGTCTTCAAAGAATAATTTCAACACCAGTTCTATATAAAAACAATAATGTCGATGAGTTAAGAGTTTATAAAGAGCCCGAACCTTCTCACAAATACATATGTTCTGTGGATAGTGCTAAAGATGGTATAGACAAAATAGCAATTCAAATGATAGACGTAACTAAATTTCCATTTGTGCAAGTAGCAGCGGCTAATTTAGATATAAGTTATTTAAAGCTCGCTGGCCCATTAACTGAGCTATGTAGAGAATATAATAATGCCTTTTTAGTTGTAGAAAATAATGAAGGTGCCGGACAATCATTAGTAGACACAGTCACAGAAACTTATGATTATGACAACGTTTATAAAGACAAACCTGGTAAAGATGGAAAAGCTAAAAGATATTATGGATTCAGAACTTCAGGAAAGTCCAGAAAAGTAATATTAAGTATGTTAAAAACGTTTCTTGAAAATGATAGGTTGGTTTTAAATGATAAAGAAACTATAGAAGAACTTTTCCATTTTCTAAAAATAAATGGAAAATATCAAGCCGATGATGGATATCATGATGATTTAATAATGGCATTAGCAATTTCATTTGCTCCTATTATGGATATTAAAAATATGGATGACCAAAAGAAATTCATTGATAATATGTTTTCTGATTCAGAAGAAGATGAGGAAGATGCTACATTTGAAGAAATGTTTGCATTTGGTTCTTTTGATGATATTGATGATTCAGTCTACAAAAATGAATTTGAAGACTGGAATTCATATAGAGAAAATAATGATTCATATACAGATAGTAATTTTGATTAAGATAATATTAAGGAATGTATTCGGTTATAATTTTTATCCGATGCATTTTTATCATTAATGTAATAATCGCTCTAACTAGATTAAAAGAATATAAAGGGAAGTTGAACCCTTTCTAACTTATTATATTAATTCACCGTAATATATTTAACTAACCAAATAGAATCTTCACTGGCCAATGTAGCTTTTAATTTGAAAGTCTGTTCAGAACCTTTATTGTTCTTAATAGTGAAGCTTCCTCTCTCAGATAAATTTATTTTTAATTTAACTTTTCCGTTTATCTCTGCATTTTCTGGAGTTTTATCTTGCATTTTTATATAAATGTTTTCATAATGTTTTATACTATCAATAGGGTCGTCTATAAAGTAGTTAAATTTATAAACAGTTTCCCCTTCATTTAAACTCCATTTAGAAGTTAGTTCATTGAAAAAACAATTAGAACCAGATATATCTATTCTAACCAAACCTAAAACTTTTTTATCAAAATCATAAACTGGAAAACTATCTAAAAAATCATCTATACACATAACAGCTAGTCTGTAAGTGTCATAATCTACTTTTCCCAAATGAACTGCTACCATATTCGGAACATTAATATCTTCTAATGCATAATCTGAATAATGATACCCTTTAACTATATTAGATTTAGCATCAATCAATAAAGTCAAGAATTTTTCAGTATCGTATTTAGAGAAAACCTCCATTTTGTTTTTATCAAATATTTTTTGATATGCATTTCTTTCTTCTTGGGTTAAATAATGTTTAATCATTTTTCAAAACTTCCTTAGCTATAGTTTTATATATTATATCACAATAATTACATTCATGACATTTATTTTTACAATTTCTTGTTTTCTCATAGAAATTATGGTCATTTAAATGATGAGTGAATATTCTTTTGTAAATTCCGTTTGGGTTAGTATCTACTAAATTAAAAATACTTATATTTAAGTTATCAAAAAAGTAAGCTTTTATTCTATCAAAAACTTCATTTAATGGTTTTCCTCTACAAGCTATTTTAAAATAATCTACTCCCATATCTTTATATTTATTTAAAGTACCTGGAATTACAAATGGTGATTTTAATGTTATAGATGGATTAAGATCAAAATCCCCTCCACATGACAATCTGGAAATTTTGTTTACAACAGAATTAAGATTATTTGAAATGCTTTCATCACATGCTGATTTATAAGGACAATTTGGAATACAACCTTCATTTAACAAAATAGTAGTTTTAATGTTATTAAGTTTACAATAATCAATTATTTTTAATAATTCATCTTCATTTCTATTTAAAGATCTATCTAACATAATAGAATTTATATTGAAAAATGTATGATATGTAATGACATCTTCTAAGGTTTTTAATTTATTATTAACAGAATTTTTTATTTCAATATTTTCTGATAATCCTCGATTTTTTAACTCTTTCAATAAAATGGTGTTATTAATTGTTAAAATATCTATAGGTAACATTCCGATAATATTTATCAAAGCATCTACATTTTCGTCCAAATAAATTTGCTGATTGTATGTGTAACCATTCATTACTAAATGTAACTTCACATTATTGAACTTAATTTTTATCAATTCATTAAGCATTTCTTGAGAGAATTCCTGAATTCTAGCAGAATTAGTTAAATGATGATTTATTGAGAAATAAACATCATTGACTAAATCATAACCTATTATATCAAAAATTTCTGAAATTCCTGATGTATATCCAACACTGAACATTATTTTCCTTTATGGGTGTCTTGCAGTAACTGCAATTGTATAAGATAATGAGGCTTGTCTTGCTCTATAACCTGTAGCGGCTGTAGCTGTTATTGTAACGATTCCAGTAGATCCGAAAACCTGTGAAGAAAACGATGGATTTCCAACTACAGTATTTGAATATCCTTGAGTAGCTTCGGTTGATCCAGTAGAAGTGACTATCATTGAGTAAACCCAATCAGGACCGCTTGTACCAGTGATTGCAGCCAAATTGTGTGAATAAGTTCCGGGGGTTAATTGACCTACCGATGAGACAGTTCCGTATTTTACGTCGGCTGCTCTAGCTGCCCTCGATGCCTCTTGGGCTGCCTGAGCAGCCGCAGCATTTGCTCCGTTTATCATAGAAACTAGCTGATTATAATGGTCAGTAGTTAAATATCCAGATAGATCTGGCTGCTCTACCCTTTCTAATTTAGCTTTTGTTGGCATATTTTCTCCTTAAGATTTAGATCTCATAATATATGAAAGAACATAATATGGTGGCATTATATTGATTGGTTGTCCTGCACCTGTTGTATTTACAACAGTCTTATTTCCAGAAACTCCAGGAGTAACCGGTTTGAGTGTCAATTCATCATATCCATCAGGTGCATTATGCGCGCTAGGTCCTTCTTGCCCCATTAACAATTCATGATTATGGGGAGGTAAATTGTCTACAGAAATGTTTTTATTTACACTTCCACCGGCTTGCCCAAAAACAAAATTATCAGCACCTATGAATCCTTCACCTAAAATAAATCTACCTCTAAGGTCCGGTGTTTGATTAGAGCCATCACAAAGATACCAATATGGAGCCAAGTTAGCTAACTCTATAGCTGTACCTGAAAAAGATATAATACCACCGGGAGGAACTAAGAAATTATTAACTTCAGCTATTTTATTATCGGTGTAAGTATTAGATTTTGTTTGGGTTGAATCTACATATTGTTTATTAGTTAAATCTGAATCTGTTGTTGGTAATACTGAACATTTCAAAATACCCGACATTTCATCGCCAGTTTGTTTAACATAAATTGGATCTAAAATTGCAGTTAATGCACCCTCTTCTAAAAACAAAATAGTTATTCGCTCACCTATGAAACGATTAGTTGTCCAAATAATAACGCTTCCGCTTAATGTATAATCCACACCTTCATACATCAAAACAGATCCAGAATAAATCATAACTTTTCCAGATTCCATAGTCACACCAACTGATGTACTAGCTTCTTGTCCTGCCACTATAACTTTATCAATTTTTTTAATAATATTATTGCTTCCATTTGCTATAACATTTTGAAGCTCTGTATCTACATATCCTTTAGTTGCAGCGTGTGTAGCTAAAACTGGAGTAGATACATTAAATACTTTAGAACTGTTTCCATTTATAGCTGCATAATTTAACAATTTATTATCAAAATCTTTTCCTAAATCATCTACATATGATTTAGGAGTAGCATGTGTGCTTGCTGTTGGAACCGCAACATTAAAATTTATAAGATTGCTTCCATTTACAGCAGCTCTTGTATCCAGTTGAACCAAAGCCCACTGTCGAGTTACTGCAGATAATGCATTATCACTGTCTTTAACTAAAAATAACTCTTGTGGATTTCCATTTATATTTGCTTTTAATCTATCTAAACCATTTATAGCAGCAAAAACATTTGCAGGTCTTTCAGTATAAAGGATTTGATTTTGTAATTGCTTTAAAGTCCAAATAGTATCATCTTCTGTTTGTGGATCTTTATCTTGTATGATATATCTATTATATGCTATTTGGTCTGCATCAATATCAATGGGCACAATTTCCCATTCTTCTGGATTAAAATCGGGTTGTCTACCTGTGTTATCTTTTACACAAACATAATATATTCCTGAAAATTGAATTAAATCCCCTAAATAATATTCAGTGGTTTCCGACCACTCAGCTGGACGTTCCCCGAAGATTAAATTCATTCTTCGGTTCATATCAAGTTGTTCATTTTTCAAAACAAGGATAGATTTGTTTATGTTTTGTTCTGAAGCCCATTCACCATTTTTTGCCAATAGTGATATGAACTCAGCTTCTGTAGTTAAATATCTAGTCATTATTTAATCTCCTTACTTGCAGATATTGCATTTCTGGCATCTTGTCTTTTTTGTAACAATGCAATATATTCCGATTCTGTTAAATCTGGAGTTATTCCCAAATCCAATTGATCTCGATATTTTATTACTTTATAATCTGTAGCATTCAAGAAAATTGTATTTTCATCTAAAGGTTTCAATTCTTCATTTACGGTCACTGTTTGCAACTGTATAGATCTTTTTTGTAGTTCATCATTAATTACTATATAATCACGAGGATCTATTTCCTCATCAATTTTTAATTGTTTTGCTCCGTCAACTACAATTTCAATTTCTGCCATAGAAACTATGTCACCATTTGGTTTATAATAAATGTACATATTTTCTCCTTATTTCCAAAACATTATTTTTACATAACCTGAACTATAACGATTGTTTGCGTTCGTATAAACTCCACCATCTCCCGTTCTTATCCAGTAATGTATATTATCGTAAGACTCTACCAATGTATAACAATTGGCGCCATAACCATTCCAACCGTACCACCAATACCACCAATAATTATTAGCAGTTGTTTGAATATGTGGTATAGTAAACACTTGTTTAGTATCTGAATTTGAATTATCATGTGAAAAAACTATTTGATAAAAACGAGGTCTAATTCCTAAATTATGTGGTATTGAAAAAGTATTACCACCAGATACATATATCCACGGAGATTCATAATCTGCAACTAAATCAATATTAGCCCCTGATATTGTTCCTGAAGAATCAATAACTTTATGCCCCCCTATAGATAATCCAGTACTATCCAATTGAGATGTACCTGCAGTAATTATAGGTGCTGAAATGTTTTGAGCTCTAACTTGGTCACCGATATAAACTTTAGGCATACTAGAAAATAAAACCATTTCATCTTGAGGTCCTTGACCTTCTTGCCATTTACCGAAACTAAATAAATCAGAGTTGATGTATAAACCTACTCCTTTAGTATTTACGCCATTATATGGACGAATTGTAAAATCATTCGTAGGTGAATCTAATTTTATTCCTAATCCAACCACTTTCAAAAACCCATTAGATGTTACTACAGTATCAGCAGATACAGCTTGAATTTTATTTGTGGTACTCAATGTTAATGTTCCGGTTATTTCAACATCACCAGTTATCTTGCCACCAGTTTTTGCATAATAATCGTGAGGTAATTGGCTATGATTGAATGCAATCTGACCATAATCTCCTCTAAAAGCAGTAGAGCTAGTATTCCCTAATTTAATGTTTTCAATCCAGGTTTTATTACCATTAATATCTGAAGTTAAAACTAGCCCGGATTTTTCCGGAAAAGGAATTCTATCTTCTTTTCCTTGATTGAGCTGAATAAGAGGAGTGTTGAAATTGTCTGGGCGTTTATCGCCTTCTTTTAAAAGAGATATGTTAATCGGCATTATTTTTCCTATTATCTAATTAATATATTTATAGGAAATATTTTATAGTGCCACAATCCCAATATCTATCCATATCCATTATTTAGCATATTTTCATATTCCGTTAACTCAGAATCAAACACTTCAAGTAATTTTTTTTAGTTTATGTTTCATAAATGTAGATCTATGAAAAACCTCTCCATCTTTAAAATACCAATAAGATGGAGGAGTTATTTCCGATTTCTTAGAAAACTCCTCATAAACTTTTTTCCCAGGATTTCTAGATATATCAGCATAAGATATTATATTTTCTGATTCATAATTTAATTTAAAATATGATAAAAATTTACTAAACATTCCTGGGATATGGAAATCTAATAAAGTGCAAAATCTAGATAGTTCAATCTCTCCGGATTTATATGAGGATTTCTTGAATGTCATTACGGACACCAGCTCATCTTTTAAATAAGCCCCTAACTTTACAGATGATATATCTTTTCCTTGGATATGATTATTTTCTAAAAATTCGTTTTTGATATTATTAGGTATTTCTTTTATAGTGACTTGACGGGCATAACATTTTGTAGATAATTTTTTTAATTTAGACTTAATTATATTTAACTATTTCTTGTTTATTCAACCAATGATGTTCAAATATATGAAATAATGTTATTCCCAATTCTTCACTTATTTTCTGTTTGTTTAAATGGTAATTTTTGTCTTTTCCCATAGATTCTGAATGCCAATATAATCCATTATATTCAAAACCTATATTTAACTCAGGTATAAAAATATCTATTTCATTTACACCTGGCAATCTTTTAGCTTCAGTTCTAAAACCTAAAGATTCTATAAATTCTTTAACTTCTAATTCAGCATACGATGTCCCGTATGGTTTTGGATTACACATCTTGCATGGATTATAGGTTACATTCTTTAATGAATGAGTAAATACATTTTTGCAAGTTTGGCAATGAAGTTCATAAGGAAAAAAATTATTAGATAGCAATATATTGTGATCTAGTAGTTTATTTTTCTGTCTATCTATAAAAGCTTGTTGTTTAATATATAAATGTTCAGTTGTAAAACCCTCGGGAGGGGTAGTTAAATTATTTTTCAGGCAATATTTTAATTCAGATATATTTAAAGATTTATTATATGGTATATTCAATAAATCCAATAAATTATGTAGATATTTTGAACTAACCTTATCAATCTCAAGAAAACTCCTATCAAGTGAATATTTTTCAATAACCTTACACAAAAAATTAGTACATCTGTGCTTATTTTCTTTTCTAACATAAACTAATTGTTTTCCGCAATATCTACATACATTAGATTCTTTTCTTAAAATGGATTCTTCGTGTTTCTTTGAATTTGATTTTAATAGATTATTGGTACAAGTGCGCTGACATTCATTTGAGCAATATGTTTTGAATTTGTTATTTCTATCAGGTGAAACTAGATTATTGCACGAGGGATTATTGCAAAATTGTGGTTCGTGTAAATCTAATTTTATATAAAATAATCTAGTACGTGAGGGGGTATTGTTAGGGAGAAATGGAGTTAGATTTTTTAACTCCATCTCAAATGTAGTATATTTAGATGTGTCTTGGGTACATCTTTTAGAAATGTCACCATCTGGGTAAAATTGTTTTAATAATTCTAATCTATCCATATATGTTATAATCTTTTTATTATTATAACATATATATGCTTAATTTAAAATATAATTTTCCAAACAATTACTAATTTTACAGTATCTTCCTTAACTCTTGCTGGGAAACATTTCATTGAAAACAAATCAACATCTCCACCAGCAACTGATACTAATCCTGCTTCTGTGTAAGCAACTGGACCTGCTGGATTGTTTGCACTAGTTACAGGAACTGTAATTGTATAAGTAGTTTCTTTTCCAGAAACGCCAATATTAACAACTACATCTGAAGTGGTTTCTGAACCATTTACTGTATTAACTACACTTTGAACTGTAGCATTTCCACCCAATGGATTTGGAATAAAATCTACGTACCAGTAAGGAGTACCACCTGGAGCTTCTTCTGAATACAATCTTGTTTTAGAAGAATCGAAGCTACCTTCAGTATATGCTCCACCAACTACTTTAGGAGACAATAAATCAGTTCCTACATGTCCTCTAGTTCCTAAAATGAAACGATTGATGACTTTTCCTACAGCTAATCCAGCAATTAATTCAGCCATATTTTTTCTAGCTGCGTCCATGATTAGATTCTTTTCAGAATATTCTTCTATCAATTCATCTTTTTCATTATATGCTTGGACTGTAAAATGTCCTTGAAATTGAATTTTATCTGATAACATTTATAGTTTCCTTTTAATTAATTAATTGTATTTATTTAAGATATTATTTAACTCTGTTTGAATAGCTTGTTTGGTTTTTATCATTTCATCACGTTCCAATCTGAGTTTGGTTCGTTCATATACTCCCCAAATTCCAACTATTTCATTTATTCTCATAGTTATATCTGTGATATCTAAATCTATTTCAGAAATCATTCTTTTATAATCGCTAATAATTTCAGAGTCCAAGGTAATAGCATCACCAATGAAGCTCAAATAATCAACTAAAGAAAATGAACCATCTTGATTTTTAACATAAGTGAAAATCCCAGCTCCATCTTCTGTGTCTAATGAATCTTCATATCCTAAAGGTTTAGAACCTAAAGCATCTAAACCTAAAGTCATACCATCTGCATTTGACATATCAATCAACATCGTAGTTGATACCAATTCATCCGTGATATGACCAGTGTCTGTTAAAAAATGATTATCGGTTTTTTCAATGTTTTCACTTAATATATAATCATCTTTTAACGTTTCCCCTTCTACAATGAAGTAAAACTCTTCTCTGCCGCTATAAACTTTGGATAATGCATCTTCAATAGTTTTTATATCTGTTTCATTGCTAAAAATATCATTTTTCAATGAGCTTATTTTTGCTCTTAATGCAGCACCTGTCAAATTCGGGACGTCTCTGGTATCTTCTTTTTTTCTTGGATCCGAACCGCCTAACCATCTTCCTATTCGACGTCTACCAATTCTAGTTGAATAAGTGAATAACAAATCTTTATTTTTTAATAATTCATCTTTTACATCATCAAGAGCTTTTTGATAGTACTTGATATAATAATCCATATCTACCCAGAACTGCTCTTCATCTTCATTAATTTTTACTGGATCACCTAATTTGAATGTCCCAACATTTGGACCTACTCCAATGTATTTAGGATTATTCATCCAAATATATTTAGTCATATCTAATGTTTTTGATTCGGTTGGCTCTGGAAATTCTTCTGGTCTGAATATAGAATTATGTGTAACTAAAATTGGCTCTGTATATTCTTTGACATCTTCTAAAGATTTAGTATCATCTATATGATCTACTTTTTCGGTATAATCTCTAACAAATTCAATAACAGTAGTTCCATTTCGATGAGAAACTTCATATGCATCTGTCCAATAGCTCCAATGATGATCTATTTTAACATCTTTAGTCAAAACGGTTATTCTTTTACGGAAAGCATACTCTACATCATAATATTTTTTAGGCCATTTATGAGGTGTTCCGTTTACATCATAATAAATCAGGTCTCCATTAGCTATTCTATATAAACGTTCTCCGGACATAAAACGTATGTCCAATTCTTCTATTCCATATTCATTCATATTAGAAGAGAATGTTTTTATAGATTGATTAGTTACATTTCCAGAAGCATCTAAAACATCAGTCCATTTATAAGTTCTTCCATTTTGTTGTTTTACTACAACATTATATCCGTAATTTTCTACATTAAGGTTGAAATAATCAGAAATTAATAATTTCAATACTCTAGTGTAAATCACTTCAAATCCAACTGGATGTACCAAAGGTTTTATAGCTTTATTGAACACTACATTATGAAGAGAAGATTCTACTTCATATTTCAATACTTCAGCTTCTCCAGTATCTGGGTTTTTGTGGTCAAAAACCTTTATATCTCCAATTGGCGCTATACCAGGATCTAATTGTTCATTTTCAATTAAGTTACATAAAAAATCAAATGGTATATTTGTACCTTTTGTTTGAGCTAAATTTTTAGAACATGATATAACTTCTTCATCAATGTTTACATTTAACTTGGTTAAATCATACAATGCAGATTTTTCTAGACCTAGTAATCTTGCATATTGTTCTAATTTAGAGTCTATTTCTTTATCATTTTTCATGACTTCATAAAAATCTTTTAAATTATTAGTAAAAAGATTTACGAATGCCATTTTTAATTCTATATTTTCTCTTTTGTTAACTGGATAATAACTGAATGATGATTTATCTTCAGCTTCATCTTCTTGAATTGCAGTTACTAGATTTGATAGATTAGAAACTTTGGCGTATGAAGTTTCATTAATAAATTCAAGAAATATTCTAAATAATTCAGAAACTACTGGATTATTTTCTTTTATATGATCTGGAACTAATGCATTTAAGACTACTTCTAATTCTCTTGTCATTTAATTCCCCCTTATAAAAATTCAACGCTATTTAATCTTGGAAGACTGTTTCTCATAAATCTAAAATTGTCTGTTTTATTAGCTAATCTTATTTTTTGTGGTTGTGAAAAATAGCTCTTTAATAATGTAGAATTAGCAAAAACGCTATTATCATTTTCTCCATTATTTATCCATAAGTCAACTCTAATGTAATTATTAGAATCTAAATCAGAATTTCTAATGATATACATACCAACATCTTTACCTGCAAAAACTATAGGCAAAACTACTAAATTTGATAACTCAGAAATTTCATTTATTTCATATGGAACAGTAACATCAATGGAATGTTTTATTCTAGTAAAGTCTACAACTAATGAATGATCTACAGAGTTTGTAGAGCTTTTAATAAAATCTACAGTGTCTATATTTGGCAAGTTTTCTGGAATAACTAATTTTTGCACGGTATTATCATATAAGTCTTCAAATGGAAATTCTAAATAAAATTGAAACATGTAATTGTCATTAACTTTAATGAAATTTCCTGAGCTTAAATTTATTGAAAATTCAGCATCAATTTCAACTCCAGATATATTACCTAATTGATTATCAACCATTCTAATTATGTTAGAATTAAAATATTCAACATTGAACTCATTCATATCAGATTTAAAATAAGAATTAATTACATTAAATATAGCTTGTTGAGTATTTTTTCTGTCAGTCAAATATCTCATAACTTTTATTTTGTAATCAACATCTATAAAGACTGGGTTTCTATGAATCAAACTCATAGTCATTATTTTATAACGTTCTAAGTACTTAATTATATCAGAAATATTAGTTTCTGTCAAGTAAAAATTGGTGTCATAATAAGAAGCTGAATCTGGTTCTAAAGCTACACCATTTTGGTCATATAGATCCGTTTTCTCTAATCTATAAACATTATTATAATTATCATGATTAAATTTATCTAAAAATTGTGCGGTTACAGCTGACAAGAATGATAAATAGACGTTTCCAATTTCTTTTTCTATTTTTTGTTCCCCACCCCAAACAGCACATCTTTGTATTTCAGTTCGTCTTTCACATATAGCTTGGTAATCTCTAGCAGTAACTGCTCGGTTTGCAGTGTTGTAAAAAACTGGAGCATTTATTTTTATGCTCTCATTAGATTCTTCATCTGAACCTACTGAAACCATTATAGGTGCAGAACCAGTTTCTAAAACTAGATTTTCTTTTAACAATTCATCTTCTATTTCAATGGATGTAATGTCATTGCCTAAAGATCCAGATGATTTTAATACATTAACGCTAACTTTAGATCCTGGATATAAATTTTTTCCAGTTCTTCCATAACTAAAATATAATCTTAAAAAATTAGTGTCAAAATCTAATAAAGGTAAAAAACTATCTTTATTGTTATCAACTTCATCATCAACTACAAAATATGTACGTTTAGTGAATGGTCTAGATTTCATAGGATCTACGGATTGAATATCTAACAGTGGATTATTTTTATAGTTTTTAATTACACTATTTGTTGAATTTCTCCAAGAACTTAAAAATTCCCATTCACCTTTCATAAGGTTAGATGAACCTTCAGCTTTTGCTATATAAATGTTAGTTTCTTGAGCGATATCTTTAATTAAGCCATTTGAATTAGCTGTTCTCACCCACAATGAGTTTTTAGGAACCATTGTAGGAATTTCTTCCTGAAAATATACATTTATGTCATCTGGAGAGGTTACAAAAACTTCGATTCCATCTTCTTCGATATTTTCTTCATAGATCAATACCGATGATTCTACTTTTATTTCTCCATTATAATCTACAAAGGTATTAATTACATAATTAAAATCATCTCTATCAGTATTTTTAATTAAAATACCTTCTTTGACTTTCAATTTTATTCTTGAATTTTCGTTGTAATTTAAAATATCTTGTTTAGTTATAGTTCTTTCAAAATCTTCACCCATGTAATAACAGTAAAGATTATTAGAAGCTTTGAAACGAGTGTATTTAGAAATTCTAAAGGTAATTTCATTGGCTGGCCAATCATTGATATTTAGTTTAGGAACTAATGTTATTTCAAATTCTGCAGATTTTCTTCTTAACGCCTCATAACCTAAATTTCTAGCCACTTTGAGAATATTTGTGCGATCTACAGCATCTGTAAGCAACATCTCATTAATACCAAAAGATGTATTTGCATTAACAATTTGAGCTGCTGAAGCTAATAATGTTATCAACACAGAAATGTTAGAACCTTCATAATCAACATCTTTAAATACATCAGACTCTTTCATTTTATTTTTTAAAGATTCTTTTATTTCTTCAAAATTGAATGGAACTACTTCTAACATTAATAAACTCCTTTTTCTAACAAGATTCTAACGGAATCTTGGGTTTCTTCAAAACTTTCTAAAATTGTATAAAAAATATTACAAAATAATTCATTATTATCTGTTAATATTATGGACACTGAATCTACTTTTATTCTCGGTTCGTGATTTTTTAAAACTGTTTTTATTTCCAATTCTAAATTTATTTGATCTGCTAGATTCATATTTTTGAACAAATAGCCAGTAACTCTAGAACCTAACAAGACATTACCCATCAAAGTATTTTTCTTTATCAATATTAGATTTTTTATAGAATTTCTTATACTATCTTTGTCAATTATAGAATGAGTCACGAAATCCGGAGATATATCAGAATATTTCATTAACAACTCCATCTTTTTAATTATTTATTCAATTAAGAAAGATTCCGCCATCAATAGTTTTTATAACCACATTAGTTCCAGAAACTAACCCTAATTCTTTATCAGAACCTAAAATTATTTTAGATTTAAACTTAACCACGGTATAACCATCAACTTCATCTATAGATTCAAATATAGATAATACTTTATCTATCTTCTCCTCTAAAGATAAAATACTAAGATTTCCTTTAGGTAAATCAGGTAGAGATGTCGCTTTTAAAGAAAATTCTTCATTCATTATAGTCCTTTAGTTAGCAAATACATTAGATGACCCCATAGCAGACATAGATCCACAATCCACAGAATCCCCTATTCTAATACATGGTTTTCCATTAACAAACACTTTGTTAGATCCTTTACAAAATGTTCCAGAATGACAAGTAACACAACAATGAGTAGTTACCGGATCTTGAAGCCTAGCTGTAGGAATGTTATTAGTAAAAACATTGTTGGACCCCATTTGAATTACATGAGATGACCAACAAGGATGATTACAAGTATCACCCTGTCTAGATACTGGTGGCATAATGTTATCCTTTTAAAATATTTATTGAGGATTTATAGTTATAATAATTTTTCCTAGATTAGATTCTACATTCATTTCATCTTTAACTTTGAAAAATATTGTTATGATCTCAGGATTTGTTATTGTCGAATACGAAGATGGTGTTACTGTAATTATGTTATTATTAATAGCTATCCCAGCATCGTCTCCAGTTATTGAGATACTATTTGGTTCTACAAGTAATACATCATCGTCAAAATCAATAGCATATTTTAGCATATCTATATTGGAAGATGCATCAGTTTTTATAAAACTAACCCCATAATCTTGTGTTATTTCTGGGGCGTGATTAACTCCAGTTATTTTAAAATTCAATGTTCCTAAATCTGAAAACCCACCATTCAAATCATTAGCTTTATAATTAGCTGATATATTTTGAACTTCACCTCTTTTCAAAACATTATAATATTTGGATGGATTTATCACAAACTTTGTAACGTTTGCAGATAATGAATTTTTCGGATCTGTAAATTTCACGTAATCTGAAATATTTAAAATATCTCCATCAAAATCTGTAGCTAAATCTGATAATAAAATATCAGTGGAATTAACATCTGCAAAGAAATTATAATTTTTAATAACCTCATTTAAAACTGGAGCGTGATTGATACCAGTTATTGAAATAGTCAATCCAGTGAACGCTTTAGGTGAATAACCATCTGTTATTGAATAAGTATAATTTATAATTTCTGTTTCAGATCTTTTTAATATATCTTTATAATATGATGGCAGCACATTCAATATATTAGATGTTGTAAAATATTTTTCAATACCAGACTGACCAGCTTTATCATTATCAGTCAAACATTCTATATCTGATACAAACAATTCATCATTTTCTGGATCTGAAGCATTTTGCAATAAATTTATAGATTGAGTAGTCAACACATCTGCGCTATAAACCACATTGATTGGCCCTGATATAACAGGTCTATCATTGACGGGAGTGATATATATAGTCCATAACGAAACGCTAGATGCTCCTTTAGAATCAATTACTTTATAACTGAAACTAAATGAACCATTTACATTTTGATCTGGATAAAAATAATAATCACCTTTATTTCCAATCAATTTTAACAAACCAAATCCAGATATATGAACATCAACACTAGCTAAATTAGGGTTCGTAGAAATTTCTGTTCCATTTATTTTGATGCTATCTAGATAGAAACTATCACCATCAATATCAAAAACACCATTCAACATATTTCCAGTAATTGCAGTATCTTCAGCTGTATTTATTACTACTGGAGCAATAATAGGAGGGTTATTTGATAACAAAGGAGTCCAAACGAAATTAGTTCCATTATATGAATATACTTTTTGTCTAATACCTAAAGCAGAATCACTAGAATCTAACCAAATATCTCCAATATTAGTCCATGATTGATACTCATTCCAAGTAGCAGCTGGGTCTATTCCATCATTAGATGAGTATGTATTTGTTTTGTTATCAATATTAGAAAAAACCGAAGCATCTAATGTTAAAGTTACATTTATGGGATCTTCATTTAAATCCCTAAAAATTTGAACAGTACTTCCAATCTCTTTCCATTCATAAGTGAATGTAGATGAAGTGCTACCCAGTAATCTCAAATACATGTAAACTTTATGTGTAGTACTATCTTGCCAAACATCGCCATGAAATAAATTCAAAGAAGGATTTTCGGAAACTTCGTTTGTTATTTGAATGTGTGGATTAGAAAAAGCTAAATAAACTTTGCCGTCCCCTATTCTAATTATATTTTTACCTGGGTAATCATAAGATTTTTTGGTTCCGTAATATAAAGCATCTGATAATGAATTTTTTATAATGAAATCATTATATTTTGAATCCATTTCCGTAATCTTTTCGGTTAAGTTAGTAATAAATTCATCAAAGTTTTTGAATTCATCATAAAATTGTTTTATATGATAATTAAATGAATTAATTTTTGAAATATCTGTGCTTATAAATTCATTGCTATTGTTTATGTCATTGTTCTTTATATTTTCATAATCATATGATGATAATGGAAAAGTAAGAGTTATATTCCCATTTATACCATCATTTTTAGTGAAGCTATTTGTTTTATTAGCAATAGCGTCTTTACCAGCTTCAATAATCCATTTTAATCTACCAATTTTGTTTGGATTATTATCCAAAATCTCATATAATGTGTATAAATTTACAGTTCTTAAGTCATATGAATTCATAAAAGTTAAATAATCTTGTATTACTGATGGGGTTTCTCCCGTCTCAGCTAATCTAGATAATGAATCAGTATATTTAGCTATTGTTATAGTCTTTTTATAAATTGAATTATCATAGTCAGTTTTAGCTCTAATCAATATTTTTTCTAGATTTGGAATATCTTGAAGAGTTATGAATGAATTATCACCCTTTTTGCTTTTATTATCTAAAATGAAATTGAATGGGGCTACATGATTTGCCCAACCTTGAATCATTACATCAGAAAACAATTCTGGAATTATTTCATGTGTTTTTATATATAATGTTCCATTTCTTTTATCTTCTACATTATCACCAGCTAGAATATCTAAATTCATAAAATCTATATCAGATTCTACATACCATGTTCTAGGAACTTTTTTTACTGTTTTTGATATATCATCATTTAATGTCCAAATACCACCAGCAGCTAAACACGCTTCTTTAGTATCATTTCCTGAAATAGAACAAAAACCTTGAGTTTGTAATTCTGAAGTTCCAATATCTCCAGCTTCAGCAACTAAAGCATTTACTAGTCTAGATTGCATATCTACCAATTCTTGGTCATATCTAACACCAGCGTCATACATATAACCAAAATCTGGGTCATATTCCGCACTATCAATATTCACTTTACTATACTTCAAAATATCTGCTAAAGATATATTTTCTGTCGGATATCTAGTCAATTGAACTTCATTTAAAGCTTTTATATTTCTAGTGCCATTAGATTTATTTCCGTACATTTTTCCGATTATTCTTTCGGTTTTTCTTAAATGACCTTCCATATAAGACGGAAACGATGTTGAAGGTGAAAAATTAGGTGTTTGAGATAATAATGTAACTAGATCGCCAAAATTACAATCAATATCAAAATCTCCTATTCCTTTAAGAAAGTCTAAAAGTGAATATATCTGAAGCATGAAATTTTTCATCATGTTTACAAAATTCATAAGACCATTTATCATAGAACATGCAGAATTTATTAAATTGTTTGCTTTTGTTAACGCTGCTGAAGGATTAGTTCCAAGTAATTCTGTCATGGAATCATCCATGAAGTCACCCATAGCTATTCTTCCTGCAAAATCAAAAGTACTCCAATGTACGGTACAAGATGCTGAATTTAATAAGCTTCTTATTTGATTATACTGACTAAGTGCCTCAGTTAAAAATCCAGTTTGACTTATACAACTAGTTTTTGCTGTTCTTAATATACCATTAAGTGCATCTAACTGAGGAGTTCCCGGACCAGAAGTAGAGATCTTTTCAGTTATGGTAGTTATCATTTTAGCTGTAGCCATTGTGTTCCTTTATCCTAAATAGACATAGCTGTCTATAAAAACAGCACTTGCATGAATTTTTGCTTTTGGGTTAGCGTTCATATTAAATCCGCCTGAAATATTAACATCTTCTTTTCCACAAACTTTTCTAGTAACGTTACCAGAAATTCCTTCGGTTTGATTACCAACAATAGCTTGTTCCACATTACCTTTTACTAAGGTTTCACGATTTCCATCAATACCAGTTTTTTCATTACCCACAACTCTTTTTAATTTATTGCCTTTAATATTTTCATAATCATCAGCTTCTACGAATCTTTCAAAGTTTTTTACAGTTTTTAACGTTAAAGTTCCCGTATTTTCTATCTCATAATATGTGTGAGATGAATGAAAAACACGTATTCTATTATTTCCTGCAGTATCATCTATTTCAAAAACATGACCAGCTGAAGTTTCCTGAACGGCAACATCTGGATATTTTGATGCATCATTTTTTGAAGGTTTCTCTTTAAAATAAAAGGAAACGCTTGTTCCACAAGCTGCTCCAGATTCATCACATTCAGTTAAAGAATCATTTATTATCTTATGCGGTGTTTTATCTAACTCTTGAACTCTAGAACATCTATGAGTGCTTAATTGATTATAATCTTGTTCTTTAGGATATACACCTGATGGGTCACTAAAACCTTTAGATAAATCTGGTTTTCCTTGGTTTAAAAACGGAATTCTTGCAAAAATTATGGGACGATTTTCATCATCTCTATCAAAGAAACACCAGACCCAATCTCCAGGTAAAGGAATGCTTTGGTCTCCCCTAGTTGTAGGAAATGCTAATTCAGCCCATGGGAGAGCCTCTGTAGGTAATTTTTTCTTATCTTCAGTGTGAATGCTTACTATTCTAATCTTACATCTATTCAATAATTCAGGATCTTTATTATCTTCTACTAATGCTCTGTAAAATATATAATTAGGATTGACAGTATCTTTTAATCTTTGAAAGTCATCCATTATATACTCCTTTTTTAATATTTATTTAGGTTTTACAGGCGCAGTATCTGTTTTCATTATTCTAGGTCTAGCTAAAGTAACTATTTGATAAAAAGAAGGAGGTTGAATCACATCTTGTATTCCAATTACCAACCACACTCCAGACATTTCTTCATCAACTTCATCAGTTCTTCCACCCGTTGAATAAACACAAGTTTCCAATAAAGTACCTATTTCCAAAGTAAAGTCACCATAAATCATAATTTTAATTTTATGCCGTTGTACAACTTTAGATAAATATGTGTGAATTATTCTACCTTCAGGAGATACATCATTTAACCTAGTATCGTTTTCACCAATTTTAGCATGATAATCATACGGTTTATTAATTTTCTTTTTGTATCCAAAATTTTTTTCATATTCTGGAAGATCTATATCCACTCTTTGGGGAAATGCATAAAATTGTGAAAACCATTCTTTTTTCAAAGTGTCATCTTGTAGATCTATTATCTCTGGCGGTAACTTATGTACCTCATCAATTTTATAATAATAATTATCATTTGGAGCTACTACATGATATATATCTGATCTAGGTTCTTTATCTTTAAAGATTTCTTTTAAAAATGTTAATTGTCTATTTTTTCTATCAGTGAAACAAAGCAAACCTTCTTCATAATATTTATCTTTTAAATTTCTGAATAATGATTTTTTCCCATTTAATATATAACTATAAGTCTTACAAAAATCTGTAGGTATCTCCCAATCTTTAGTAGAATTTATAAACTCATGATGTCCATTGACTGGCTTATCTAATTTATAATCCGGGTCTGTTTTTATCGCATTCCATATTTCATCAGTTCTTTTTAATGAATAACCCTTGCTATCAAATATCTGAGACATCTTATAAGAGTATGGATCCATCATAGCTGCGGTAATGCGTTTTCTATCTCTTTTTACAGTTTCTACATTAAAATCAGTGACTATGAAAATATATTTAAATTTATTTTTTTGTGTATCTACTAAATTAACTTCAAAAGTAACTCCAGGTTCTATAGGCATTGTTTCATGAAATGATAGATAATCCTGAAAAGATAATGTGCTACCCACAAGTCCATTCATCTTTAAAAGATCCCAATGAATAACAAACATATCTATCCAACTTGGTTCTACAAAATATTTTTCACCAGCTTTGTTTTTAAAAAAGAATTCACATTCTTTTATGAATAATTCAGATAATGGGCTCGCTTTCATTAAAGTCCTTTGTTTATGAAATCTAGAATTTTTGCTAAATATTCTCTTTTAGGATATTTAATGTATCTATATTGTTCATTTTTAATCAATTCATCATTCATCATTTTATCATAAACATTCTTAACCATTGTTGAAGTATTTTTATTAATTAATTTTTCAGCATCTTTTTGTTTAATAGGAACCCATGTTCCTTTAGGTTCAATGCCATCTTCTACTAAATCTAAAATTATTTCTTGAATTTTAAATATTTCTTCTCTAATATCATATATTTCTTGTCTTAAATTTTTTCTTCTAAATACACCGTATTCGGACCCGTCATCTTTTATAGATTCATACTCTGATTCTAACAATGTTAATTTAAGAGTTTTTTCGTCTATTTGTTTGTTGTACTCAGATTGTTTGGTAATAAGTTCTTTATTTTCTATTCTTGTAGAATATTCATCAGCAACAAACATGTACCAAATATTATCTTTAATCATTATATCTGGAACGTCTATGTCTTTACCTTTTCTTAAGTAACGTTCTAACCATTTATTAAACTTAACATCAACCAAATCTGAAACTACATAAGTGGATTTAGGTAATACTAAAGGGTCGTTAATTTTATTGTATATCATCAAGATATCCCAATAATCGGTTACTCCATATATTCCTAATGAACATAATTCAAAAGTTAAATCATCATCTACTAAAATTTTATTATAATAATCATCTTTAAAATACTCATCAGGAATTAAATTCAAATTTCTAGTAAAATTTTTAAAGGAAAATTCTCCATATTTAGATGTTGTTACAATATCATCAAATTTTATTCTAGATTTCATATTTGTTCCTTAAATTTTATCAGTTTTTCCTACACTTACACCTGAAGAAGTTTTTAACCAATCCTGGGCATATAATGTATAACGCTCTTTAAATGTCATAGAAATAGATACTTTTTTTGGCATACCATCTTTGAAAAATGCGGCATAACCATCTTCAAAAAATGATGTACTAAAATTAACCAATACACAATCTATAGGCATTAGCATATCATTAATATGAGGATTAGCAAAATTTATAATGAACACATGAGGCTCTTTTATAAATGCATTAATATTATTAACTCCTATAGCTTGAAGACCCTCACTTACGCTAGCAGTCATATCCCCTGATGTTTGAGATTTTATACCAGTTCCAAATACTCTAAAGAATTTAATTATATTTTTTATTGCAGTTGCATCCGCAGCTGACTCAGGTAACAATGTAAAATTGAAAGTAAATTCCCTTAGTCCTTCTCCAGTGTATTCCAATCTAGTGTTTGGATCTATACCAACTCCGGTTGTTCGTCTTGATAATTTACTAATAAGCCCATTAGATGCGACCAATCCTCCAACGGTAGACGCTGCTCCTGCAATTTTTGAAGCAACACCACCCAATGCAGATCCAACCTCTCCGGCAAATTCTTGAACAGAGTCTGTTATTGAATATGTAGACCACATATGCTCTTGAGCATCTTGTATTTGATTAGGCATAGGCAAAACCACAGAACCTTTTATTTCTAAAGCAGGTGCTAAAGCTTTATATCGTTTATCACCTTTTTTAGAATCTTCATTTTCATATGCTGCAGTTATACATATATATGGCTCCTGTTCTAATGCTGCAGTTCTCGTTGGAAAAATTAAGCCTTTAGGTGTACTTGATTTATTATTTGAAGTTGTTCCGCCTAAAGATGTTGTCTTAGCATTATTCATTTTTCCCTCTTATTACAAAGTCATTAATGCCGTGATATACGGATTAACGCTTTCTAAATGTTTCATTCCGAATTCTGATTTGTCGCGAGCTTTTTCGCTTTTACTATTATTATTTTGATTATTTATAACAATAGGAGCCGCTTTTTTAGTTTTTGTAGTATCTAGTTTATCATTTTGATGAGCAACTGTAACTGGTGAATCTGATGGTTTTATATCTACTGATACTGCTTTAGGATTAGAAACTGTTGGTGATGAATAAGTCTTTTTGTCTAATGCTGCTGCAACAGAATCTTCTTCCTTATCGGCTTCTAATGTTTGTGTATCTACACCATCCGTAGCCATATCTGTAGCTGTAGGTTTTTTGCTTACTCCAGATGATTGAGTTGAGGGTGTTGAAGTTTTGGCTGTTGCTGCTTGAGTGTTTTGATAACCAGCTTTCATTATAGCATCTTTATTTAAACCTACTGGTTCTATATGCCAAGTCTCACCTCTATTATATAAGTAAGGTCTATCAAATCCATATTTTGATAATAACCCCATATTAGCCAAGTCATTTGCGTTAGATGGATCTATATCTATAGCCATACCATATTCATGCATAGATCTTCCTGGTTTTGCTGCCATCCCTTTTGGTTTGGAAGCATACAATCTAGCTTGTTCTTCAGAAGATCTATACCCAGAAGTGATTAAAATATCTTTACCAGTTTTTTGCTTATATTCTGCAGCCATTTCTTCAAAATTCTTTTTGACCCCAGAATTAACTCCTTGGTAATTTACGCCACCACTTAGCTTGAAACCTTTTCCTTTGATTGAATTACCTATATTAGTTACAGCGTTAGAAGCATTTTGCCAAGCTTTTGAGAAAAATGATCCAGGAGATGCGGAACCGCCGCCATTATTAGATCCTCCAAAAAGTCCTCCACCTGAAGACACTTTATTAGAAATATATTGAGCACCTGCTTTAATTGAACCAGATAATCCATTATTTTGATATCCTGAAGTTATAGAACCTAAAAATCCTTTATTATCATCATCATCACCTTCATCAGCAACATTTGTAGCTTCAATTTTAACTGATTTATCTGGTTTATTAGCTGTGGTGGTATCAAATCCTAAAGATTCTTTTTGTTTCTCTTTTATAAGGTTTCTAGTCAATATACTAACGTTTTTAGAAATATCTTTAGTATTTTGTTCTATCTTAGCTACTTTTTGATCTATAGTTACTGGTTTTTTAATAACAGTTTTGTTATTTTTAGAAACTTTAGATGTTCCACTAAGACCTTCTAATTTATCAGCCGCGTTTTCTACACGATCTATTTGTTTTACTAATAGAGGAGGCGGAGGTAACATACCATCTGGAACAGGTCCTTGTTTTATACCAGGAACTGTTTTTTGTGGGATATATCCAGCTGGCGCTTTAGGTGATTGCATTTTTGAGCTTGCATAATCACCTAAAGCATCACCACCTTTTTGCCCTAAATATGCACCGGCAATACCACCAACAATACCTCCAATAGCAGTACCAAAAACAGGAACTACACTTCCAATGGCGGCTCCTGTCATTGCACCCGTAGCGGCTCCTGCCATTGCTCCTCCGGCGGTTGCCGCTACCTTAGTTGTTTTTTGACCCGTAGATAATGTTTCATCATTTTTTACTTGATTATATCTATCATATCCAGCAATTGCACCCGTTAAGGGAACTGCAACTTTACTAGCTACATTTCCAGCAACCTTTAACCCTTTTGAAACACCCGTAGGAATTTTAGACGTTAATTTTGATAATCTGCTAACGTCACTTACAGGTGCCGACTGAGCTAACGGTTTTACTGGAGCTAATTTATTTACTGGTTTAATATCAGATCCGGCTTCAACATCACCTAATTTAGTTGACCATGAATTTGGTTTAACTTTAGGATTAACTGACTCATTAACCGGTGTTTTGCCAATACCTAACATTTTTTTCATGGCAGCCCATGCACCTACAGCGCTGGCACCGCCTAAAAACATATCTAATAATCCGCCGCCACTGGAATCTTTATTCACAGATTGGTCAGTTTTTAAATTAGTGTCCAATTTTTTGAATAATCCTGGTTTATTTTCGCCAAGATTTTTTCCAGCCATTGCATTATCAAAATCTAAATCAGGCCTATGTGATTTAAGCAATAACTTAGTAAGCTTGGTGTCTAACTTATTTACTCTTTTTGATAATTTACCTTCAGCTTCTTTTACTATAGATTTTATAGATAAATTAATTTCATCTGAATCTGGTAAATTATCAACTTTATTAGATATTTCATCAAATACTTTTTTATTTTCTTTTTGATTTTTCTGTTCAATATCTCCAAAAAAAGCACGTTTGATTGCATTATCTATTGTATCAGAAAAATGATCTGGAGAAAGAACTTTTTCAAATGGCTTCATTGCACCATCTAATGAAGCAGTAAATTCTTCAGTCATCAATTTACTATCTTTCATTATTTTAGACAATTCATCTTTATCTCGTTTCATTATTTTTGAAACGGTTTCTTTCATTATTTTATCTTTGATTTCATCGGCTTCATCACCTTTCAAATCTTTTAATAAAATATCTATAGTTTGTTTTAAATTTTCTTCAAAATCTTTTTTCTCTTTTTGATATTCAGATAAAACTATATTTTTAACTGTATCTTTTAAAGTCTTATGAATATCTTTGGAATGTTTCTCATAACCTTTATCTGTAAACAAATAACTTAAAACGTTTTTAGTACCTTTTACAGTTTTTACAGCTTTTGAATTTCCTATCTTTTCTACAGACTCGGCTGTAGAATCGCGAAACCCCTTTAATTTAGAAAGGAGCCCGTTATTTTCTTTATTTTCCAAATTTAAGTTCTCCTTTCATTGTTTTATTCATTATTGATTTTTCGAGTCTCAAATAATAATCCATGGTAAATCTCACGCTCAAATGGGTACATATCATCTATTTCAAATGTAGTATAGTTTCCATAATATTTCATATTATTATAATAATTGTACAAGTCACTGAGCGTGGTACTCGTAATTACCATGGAAATAAATTTGGGATATCACCTAATCCAATATCTTGTTCAGTTTTACAGAACATACATTTTTCTACGGAATGATAGCTAACATCTTCCAATTGCTTTGAATATTCATTAAAGAAATAATCAAAAGTCTCTGCTTCTAACTCATCAAAAAATGAAAATGCTTCATCGAATGAAAAATCTCTATGAACTTCATTGTCTATAGTAATTGTTTCAACATGCATTACAAATTTTGAGAAATTATATTCTGCGACTGAATTTTTAGGTAATTTAGAAACATCAATTTCATTTCTAAAACTAATAGATATTCCATTTTTTGTGATTTTTTCAAATCTATAAGGTGTATATTTTACAATATCACTAAGTTTCATTTTAGTTTCATTATATTTTTTACAATTCCCACATGTAAATTGAACATCTATACTATCACCAAAAGATTTTTTTCTTATTTCAATCATAAGCATTTGTTTTTCACCCTCAGTCAATTTAATATCAGGGTTTTTTAAACAAGGCTTAACCAATGAGTTGTATAGATCTTCATCAGAAATTTCATCTTTAGTTGTTTGTAAAATCAAAAACTCTTTTTCGTCTTTAGTTTTCCAAGCTCTGAACTCTACAATTTTTCCATTAATTTCAAAATCGTAATAAGTAGGTTGTATTTTAGGTAACATCAATATCCTTTTTTTTATATTTTATATATTTATTTAATTATCATGCTATTAGATTTAAAACCAACAGAAAAATCTAATGTGCTGTTGGTTATACTATGGTCAAATGCCAAATCTGATAAATTAGACATTAAACAATCTTTAAAAATAATGGTTTTATGGGTTTGACCTTTAAAATTTCCGGTGTAAGTAACTTCTATGTCAACATATTGTTTTATAGGATACTCATTTACATTATCATTCATCCATTTAAGATACCTTTGATACAAATACAATGATTTTATATTTCTTAGAGTTAACTGAATTTGAAAAATAGAGGCTCTTCCTCTAGTCATAACCCATCTATTGTTGAAAAAGGTTTCTATAGATTCATCATTGTATTGAGGTATATTTATAGATTTTAATGATAGCTGGGCTTCTTCTATGGTTAATAACCCTTTAGATATAGTAACATCAAATTTATTGGGGCTATCTATATTGGTTGATTTGATTTTTTGCAATTGAGGCATCATGCTCATTTTTTTATCTCCCAGTTTTTAATGATATAAATATATAAGATATTTATACAAAACATATAGGAGAACATATGAGTCTTGATCTTTTAAAGAGTACTTTAGGCCTTGGAGCTCGTGCTAACAAATACCGAATTAATTTGCCTTATTCAAGTGCTCAGGAAATGGACGTACTAGCTAAGGCAACTTCATTACCTGATGTTACATTAGGAACTGTAGAAGTTTGGCATCGTGGACGTAAATTATTGGTTGCTGGAGAAGCTCAATATGCAGGAACATGGGATGTTACATTTTACAATACAGAAGATTTGAATCTTCGAGATATTTTCACTCAAGAAATTGCAAAAATTGATAGTTATTTAACTGAACAAAAATCAGTCAGTGGTAATGATGAATACATGGTTAACTTGAGCGTAACACAATTGGATTCTAAAAACAACCCAACTCGTGAGTTCGTTTTATTCAACGCATACCCAACTGTAATTTCATCAGTAGATCTTGCATCAGATTCAGCTGATACAATTTCAGAATTCACAGTTACATTTGCTTATAGTCACTGGGCATAATTTATCCGAAAGGAATTTAGATGAATTTTTTTCATCACTACAGTTTGCGGCGATACACAGCCGCATTAAAAGATACTTTTAATGATATACATGTAAAAAGATTCTCAGAAACAAACATTGAAGAATCTGATTACATAGTACCTATCTCTTTTGCTTCGGCTCAAAAAGCTTACACATTAACAGATGATGATTATACAAAATATCGAGAATCTAAATATAATGTTCTACCTAGAATGGCTTTATCTTTTGATGGAATGAGCAAAGCTCCAGAGAGAGACACAAACAAATTAAATAAAACATTAAAGATAAATGATGATGGAAAGAATATAACATACACGTATAATTCTGTAGCGTGGACTTTCGATTTTACTCTTCATATTTTAGCTGATACATTTACAGATTTAACAATGATAGTAGAGCAAATAGTACCAATGTTTAACCCAACATATACTTTAAAAATAAAAGATATTGAATTTCATTCTGAATACACTAATATACCTGTTAAAATTAACGAAGTATCATGGAATCTTGATACGGATTTGTCTATGGATGATAATATACGTCTTGTTACTGCTGAAATTTCATTATCTCTTAATGGTAACTTATATCCTCCTATAAAAGATGGAAAAATAATAAATCATGTAATAGCTAATGTTTATAATGGGTTTGATCCATCACCTAAAGGAGAGTTATGAGCTTAGCGGAAAAAATAAAAAGAGGGGAACAATTATCTAAAAAATTAGATAAAATTGCCTCTCAATTTGATATAGCAGAAAGTGCAGCTGATGAAATGCATGAATATATTTTAGAAACTTTACCTCAAGAAGCTACATTTGAAACAAATCCAATTGAACTTCCAGTAGAAGTTGCTGAAAGTGTAATTAAAACATCACTTTTAAAAGAAGATTTCATGACAATTCGTGAAACGTTGTTAAGTACTGTTAAAAGCGGAAGATTGATATTACAATCAGTTGCTGATGAGTTATTAATTTCTGATTCTGAAAGAAAAGCTCAAATGATAACTTCATTTGCTGAATTAACTAATGCAGTCAACCAATCTTTGAAATTGCTTAGCTCTATATATAAAGACATCGTACAAGTTCAAAAAGAAATTATGAATTTTGGCAAACAAGAAGGTCCAAATACAGTCAATAATACTCAAAACAATTTCATTTCAAGCACTCATGATATTATAAAAATGCTTAAGAGCGAAAACTCTTAAGCAATATTTATTTTATTGCTAAAAGACATTCCTCTAGCATAAAACTCTTCATCATAACCAGTAAGGCTATTGCCTGTCATATCTCTACTTTCCATAAAAGTAAGAACCGGAACCATAATACGTCCATCATATAATTTAATTGCATATTCTCCATTATTCAATTCTACAAGCTCACCTTTTACTTTAATGGTCTTAACCGCTTCTGTTTTGAATACTTGTGTTTTCATTTCTTCTATCCTTTAATTTTTAATACAATATTATAACATAATAAACTTAATATATTATGAAGGGTTACACTTAACCCTTCTAATAAATTATGCTAAAGTTAAAACTGTACTACGAACTACGCCATCTGAACCTTTTACTTTTATCGTTAATGATGTATCAGATGTTAATTCAAACATCATATCACCGTTATTTGCTGGAACAACGGTTGAGCTAGGAGTCATAACAATATCATCACTGAATGTTTTAACACCAGAAATAGTTTGATTGCCTACAGTATAAACACCATTTGTTACTGTAGCAGCATTACCAGTTAATTCTCCAGTTACGTTACCAATAATTCCATTACTGAATGTTTTTACACCTAAAATAGTTTGGTCTCCAGCTAAATTAACTGTACTTAAAGAAATATCAGCAGTTCCATCAAATGCCACGCCGTTAATATTTCTTGCCGTTGTTAATTTAGTTGCACTTAATACATTTTTATCTTTATCCGCAGTATTATCTACATTACCCAATGATACTTTAGCTTTAGTCAATGTCAACCAAGCTGGGTCTGTATAAGACCCATTAGTATAAACACCATT